TCTAGGAAACCCAACAGGTATTGGGGAGCACAGTGATATTATCCAAGCAATCGAACATGAGCTTGGGTGTATGGCTAAATGGCAAGAAAAACTAGACATGATTAAAAAGCATTTTATGGAGTAGAGGTATGGCAGTAAATGAAGCGGGTAACTACACAAAACCGACAATGCGTAAAAACTTGTTTAATAGAATTAAGGCGGGTAGTAAAGGCGGTCGTCCAGGCCAATGGTCGGCGCGTAAAGCCCAGATGCTTGCTAAGCAATATAAAGCAAAGGGTGGGGGCTACCGCGACTAATGGCAAAGAAACCGTCACAAAAGAGCCTAAGCAAATGGACTTCTCAGAAGTGGCGCACACGAAGTGGTAAACCTTCTACTCAAGGGCCGCTTGCAACTGGAGAGCGTTATATGCCAGCTTCAGCTGTGGGAAGTCTCTCAGCAGCAGAACACGCTGCTACCACTAGGGCTAAAAGAAAAGCTACAAAAGCAGGAAAACAATTTAGCAAACAACCTAAAAAGGTTGCAGCAAAAGTTAAAAGACATAGATCGTAAATAACCCAGGAGTGGTAAAATGTCTAGATTTGTACAAGAAACACATAAACAAAAAGGCGCTAAGAAACCCCAGGCACCCTTGCCAAAGGCAGGTTCTTACAGTCTTAAAGATTTAGAAAAGGCTAAGCCTATCTATTCTGGAACCGGAGGGAAACGTTAATGGAACCCGCTGGCTACAAAGAAGTTGTTAGTGATGAGCAGCTAATTAGTATGGTGGAGTCTGGTGTTCAGAACTCTACTGGCGATTGGCTAAACTCATCAGAACTGGCACGAGAAAGACTAAAAGCGACTTATGAGTATGCTGGTGTTGCTGATTATCACCTATCACCACAGGGTGTTAGTACTATTGTAGATACCTCTACTACAGAAGTGGTAGAAGCATATACGGCTGTACTCTCTGATTTGTTTCTTACAAATAAAAGACTAGCAAGGTTTATGCCTTGGGATAGCTCCCCTGCTGCAATTCAAGCAGCAAAAGACGCTTCAGACATTACTAACTATTGTTTATTTAAAAAGAACAATGGATGGGAGCTTCTTCAACAGTGGATGAAAGCAGCATTGCTTTGGAAAAATGCAGTATGTCGTTGGGGCTATGTTGAAGATTACGATTACGTATTTGAAGAATACGAAAAGATTAGCCAATCAAATCTTGATACACTGTTGTCAGAAGACGATGTAGAGATTGTTGGCGATTTGCAATTTGAAAATGAATTTCAATCAACTGATTCTATAACTGAACAAAACGTAGAACTTATGTATGTTGATGTTCGTATACGAAAACGTATTAATAAGTCTCGTGTTAAAATAGAGTTAGTGCCGCCGGAAAACTTCCGAATTGCTAGAGATGCTACATGTATTGATACAGCATCTTTTGTTGGTATGCAGACAGAAATGACACGCTCAGAGATCCGTAAATACTATCCTGAAATGGCTGACAGCATTGATGCCTGGGATGAACTTGGGGATGATACGTGGTCAGGTAGTCTAAAATATTCTCAAGACATTGCAGCACGTAAACAAGTCACAGGACAAGAGTACACTCAAGGGTCCTTGCAGCAAGAAACCACACCCCTAGAAGCAAACCGTGAAGTAGCGGTTACAGAATGTTGGATGCACGTTGACCGTGATGGGGATGGTATTGCAGAGCTAAAACACTTTATTATAGCAGGATCTCATATTCTTTATGAAGAAGACTGTGATGAAATTCCGATGGCTTCTATTGTACCTATTGATATTCCGTTTGAGTTTTATGGATTGTCAATGGCAGACTTTACACGCAGTTCTACATTGGCATCGACAGCCATCCTGCGTGGTTTTGTAGAGAATACCTACCTCACTAACTATTCGCCTAAGTTGGCTGATCCTAATGTGGTAGATTTCTCTGCATTGCAAAACATGAAGCCTAAACAAATTATACCAACTAATGGAAGCCCAGTAGGTGCTGTTCAACAGTTACCGCCTGAAACTATTTCTACAGGAACTGTGCCTCTTCTAGAACACTTGCAGCTTATTAAGGAACAAGCTACAGGTATGTCAAAGGCTGCTCAGGGTCTTAATGATACACTTTATGTATCAGGTAACTCAGAGCAGAAACTATCTGCTGTTCAATCAGCTGCACAAAAACGTATTCAACACATTGCTCGTAGGTTTGCTGAAACAGGATTTAAACGCTTGTTGTCTGGTATTTATTCTACAATGCGTAGTAATATGAAAGGTAATGTTAATTATAATATTGCTGGTGCACTTAAGTCTATTGATATGCAATCTCTTCCATCAAGTATGGATTTAGAAGTTTTACTTGATATTGGTGAAAACTCTAATTCTTCTTTAATTGGAAAGTATGGTCGTATTGCTGGTGAGATCCTACCTGCTCTTAATCAACAAGGGGCTGGTATGATTATTAAGCCAGAAGCTCCAGCTATTCTTGCAACTAAAATTATAGAAGCAATGGATGTTGATAGTAATGACTTTTTAGAAGACTACAATACAGAAGACTTTAAGGAAAAAGCTGCACAAGCTATACAAGCACAACAACAATCTGCACAAGCAGATCGTAATCTTGCTCAGCGTAAGGTTGAAGCAGATGCTGCGCTAGCTGAAGCAAACGTTGTTTATACTGGTGCTCAAACTAAGAACACTATGGATGATAACGCTAAGCAACTTGCTGTGTCTATTGATAAGCACTTCCAAGAATGGGCAGATCTTCAAATTAAAGCAACCAAAGAAGGTGCAGAGCTACCAGAACATCCTGGGTATGACCAGATCATTATGTTAGCGCGGCAAATCCTAAGCCCACCTCAACCACAGCCACAACCAGAGATGGGACCACAAGGACCCCAGGAGATGATATAAAATGGCAACAGTAACACTTTCAGCCGCTGGCGTAGGCGCTGCTCAATCGGGCACTGTAACTACAGCTGGTGGGTCTGGCGGCGGTATTATTATGGTAACAAACGATAGTGATGCAACCGTAACCTTTGATGTAGCAACAGCGGGTTCGACAGTTTTGTCTAATCAAACAGTCGCTGCCAAAGATTATAAAATTGTAACAGGCCTTAACAATGGTGCACAAACATTGGTCAATGTGAGTACTTCACATGGAACTGCTGCACAATCAGGCGAAATTATTTACAACACACTTGTAACTTAAGATAATGGATAAGTATCGTAAGACAGCTGAGAAGAAGCTGGGAAACGAAAAGTCATATGGAAGTCATAAAATTCATCCCGAAGAACTAGCTAGGCAAGCCCACGTTAAAGGGCACTTTGCAGCAAGAGAACGGGATGAATTCTTTGATGAAGTATACGGTGAAGTCTTAATTGACTTTTTCCTTGAGTGGCTCAAGACGGAGCCACATGAAACCAAATCTCGTGAGTTTCTCTACAGTTCTGCTATGGCACTAGGAAGTGTTAAGGAGAAAATGATGAACTTTGAGATGTACGGAAAAAACATTCCGCACTTAAAGGAGGACAACAGTGAGACCAATTGATATTGATGCTCTTATTGCAAATTATAATGAAATGATTAACACCTTAGAATACGATTCAATGCGTAGTGCTGGTAAGGCTAAGCTTAATGCAGATAAGCTTGTAAACCTTCATGAACTTGTTGAACGCTATACTAAGGTACAGAATTCTAAAAAAGCAACCCCTAAAAAGGAGGTAGCAAATGGATAACGATACCGAAGCACCCGTAGACTCTACCCAATTGGATGAACCTACAGCAGAGGTTAATAGTCAAACTGAAGAGGCTTTGCTGGCTGACATCATAGCGAACTCTGAGTTCGTAGATACTCTACCCGATGAGCAAGTACCTGAGTTAGACACGGAAGAAACTGATGAAGAAGACCCAGAGTCATCAGAAGAAGCCGATAACGAAGATGAAGAAGAAGAAGACGAGATTGAAGAAGTAGATACAGAAGATGAAGATGCTGATGAAGAATCCGCTACCGATGAACCTGATGTATTTGCAACCGATGACTTGGACTTGGAGGCTAAGGTTGTAGTCAAAATTGATGGCGAACATACTGAAGTTTCTTTTGGTGATCTTATTAAGGGTTACTCTACTGAACAACATCTGTCTAAGAAGGGTCGTGAACTTGGTGATGCAAGAAAACAGTTAGAAGAAGAATACCAAGAAAAGGTTGGAGAAATTCAAAACCTATCTAAGGCATCTGCTGCTATACTGTACTCTAATGAACAGGCTCTTTCTAAAGAGTATCATGATATCGAAGCTCAAATTGATAAAGCTCGTAGAAATGGTGATACTTATGAAGTTAACGAACTAAAAGACAAACGAGAACAAGCTCAAAAAAACTATTGGTCTGCACGTAATCAACGTGAAGAACTAGTAGAAAATCTTCAAAAAGCAGAACATCAACAGAATGAAAAAGAATGGAATGAACAACTCCAATACTTTAACGAAACCATTCCTAGTATGATTCCTGATTTTAATGAAGATACAGCTATTGCAATTCGTGAGTTTGCTATTGAAGAAGGTATTTCACCAGAAGTACTAGACTCAATTGCAGATCCTATTATTGTAAAGTTTGTTGATGATTATCGTAGACTAAAACAAAATATTACTAAAGGTACTGTTAAAAGAAAGAACACACCTGCCAAAAAGGCTCCGCTTAAGAAAGCTAAAACTACAACTCGCAAAAAGCAAGATGCAGCTTCAGCAGTTAAGGCACGAGCAATGGATCCTAACTCTTCAAGTGAAGATCAAATGGAATTTCTAAGAGGACTTGCTGAACGCTCTTTAAATCTTTAATACCTCGGAGGTATATTTAAAATGGCTAATAATCTTGGTGTACGCGGTACTGGTGGCCCACAAGGCCCAGCCCGTGGTACTGGCAAGGATGTTTCCCAGCGGGAAGATCTAGCAAACTTTATCACGATGATTACTCGTGATGAAACTCCTTTTATGTCATCTATTGGCAAATCTAAAGCAACAGCAATCTACCATGAATGGCAGACAGACCAGCTGGAAGCTCCAGGCAATTCACGCATTGGTGAAGGTACAGACTTTATCGCACCAACTGCTGACGGTTCTGGCGGCACAGGTGCAACACCTGCAACTGGTGCTAAATTTGCTGTATCTGGTCCTAATCGTACACGGTTGGGTAACTATACTCAGATCAACGGTAAGACAATTGCGGTATCCGGCACACGCCGTGCGGTTGATCAAGCTGGTGTTGCAGACGAATATGCATATCAGCTTAAAAAGCGCGGAACTGAACTGCGCCGTGATGTTGAGTTTGACATGGTTCACTCATACAACACAGCTAATGCTGTAGGCGTACAAAACGCTAATGCGCGTTCAGCTGGTGGATTTCAATCATTTATTAACTCAGCATCTACTTGTAACTATGTAGGTGAGTTTGAAGCCCCTTCGGCTTCTTCCTCTAATGCTGGTACAGACGCACAAGGCACAGACACTGTGCGTGGCTCAATCAACGGCGGAACTACTGCACCAGCACGTGGAACTCTTGCACTGACAGATATTGATGCTGTTATGCAGAAGATCTATGAGCAAGGTGGTAAGGCAACTAAGGTTATGTTGTCACCAAAGCTACGCCGTGATTTCTCAGACCTTATGGTTTCAGACACTGGCGTTGTTCGTAACATTGACGCTGGTGGAAAGCTCCGTCAGTCTGTTGACGTATACATGTCAGACTTTGGCGATCTTATGGTAGTTCCTAACTACATTATGGGTCTGTCAAACTCTGTTGCACTGAAGGGCGATAATGGTACTGCCTTCTCAGGCGCAGGTATTCCTGACGTTGCTGACTTTGCAGCATTGATCTATGATCCAATGTGGTTTGCCGTGGCAACTCTGCGTCCTATGCAGGAAGTAGATGTGGGCCAGCAAGGCGACTCGACCAAAGGTATGATGGTCGAAGAGTGTACTCTTGAAGTACGTAACCCACTTGGTTGTGGTGCTGTCTACGGCCTTAACTAGGCTAATTGTTAGGGGAGGTCTTTATGGCTTCCCCTTTCTTTTTAGGAGGTAATTATGCCAAAAGTTGGTGATAAGGAATTTAAATACAATAAGTATGGAATGGAAGCTGCTAAAAAGTATGCTGCTAAAACCGGAAAAGATATTGAGTACAAAGCAATGGGCGGCAACGTAGCTGGTTATTATAACAAGGGTGGTAAAGTAGCAGGATGTGGTCCAGCTATGAACAACCCAATGAAAAAATAAATTAACGGGAGATAAGTAAATGCTAGTTATTAGACTTGCTAATGGGAATACTTACCCAGCAGACAGATGCACATATCGTGTTGATGAAGCAACAAATAAAATTACACATTTTGACCCTAACGCTGTGACAGTAGCGGTGGGGAATGCGCCAACAGCTGTAGGCTCTACAGGGGCACGATTAGGATACATTAACGCAGGACGCTTTGCACCGTATACCCAAACACCATAAGGAGACAAGAGGACATGTCTAAAGAAACTGACTTTAAATTCCGTAGTGCAACTGTGGAAGCAAATAAAGGTATTCAAGCTGGCTTTGACCTGGAATCAGGAGATTGGCAAGCAACTCAAGATATTACACAATATAAAGAACAAGCAAAAGAAGACCGTGACAGGCAAGAATATTTTGGTCACACTAAAGGAGGCTATCGTAAGATGGCTACAATTCCTGATATTGTGGCAATTAAAATCTTGCAAGACCACCATTTAGATCTGCATGACCCATCGTTTATGCAAGACCCTAATAATCTTAAAAAGCTTAAAACTATTCTATTGAGTGAGTACCGTGATCTTGTAGTCAACACTTAATCAGGAGGCCCACATGGCATTGACTTATACTCAGCTAGTGGCACTTGTTCGTACATGGTGTAATAGAGATGAAGAAGTAGTAAGTGATTCTATTATTCAAGATGCTCTTAAGTATGCTGCAGATAAAGCGTATAGGACCTTGCGGGTTCCACCACTAGAGAATGTTGCTATATATGAGAAAACCTTGTTAGAGGCTGGAACGACAGCATCTAATAGTTTACAAGGTAGTATTACAGAAATACAATTACCTTATGATCTTGTAGAGTTTATTCAAATTAGAGAAGTAGACTCATCAGGTTTGACTACACGTGTATTTAATGAAAAGCTAGATATTCGTACATTTAATGACACGCTGAGTGAAAAGTATAGTAACCTTAATTACTGGGCACGACAACAAAATGTTGTGTATTTAAGTCCAGGGTTTGGTAATGGCTCTACTGGTTCTCAAGCAAACACAATAGAACTATATTATTATCGAAGACTGCCAGCGCTTAACGCTGTGTATTCTGTAACAGTTCTTAATTATAACGCAGGATTTCTTACCACAACAGGGGCAGGGTCTGGTGTTACTAATTCTAAACAATTATATTTTAATAGCAACACTGGGACAACAGCTTACGCTACACAATCGGATGCACAAGCAGCAGATGCAGGTGGTACAGTAACTGCTACTTATTATATTGGAACCTCAACACCTAACTGGCTACGTGATGAAAACCAAAGAATACTTTTGTTTGGAGCATTAGCAGAGGTGTTTGCATATGTTCAAGATGATCAACAAGCAGCAAAATACAATCAAGCATTTCTAGCAGAAATTGCAGAAGTAAATGATGAGGATGCAAAACGAAACGCTTCAGGTGGAAACCTACAAGTAAACTTTAATGGGCGAGGGTTAATATAATGACTACACCAGCAAGACCTGGCTCCTTTACAGGGGCTACAGACAATGCCGCTAGTGGTGGTTTGTTTACTGATACGCTTATTGATGGTATCCCTGATATTGTAGGCGCAGACGTTCTAGCGGCTGAAACAGCAGCAACTAATGCTAAAGCATCAGAAACAGCGGCGGCTACTAGTGCAACTAATGCGGCTACATCAGCAACTAACGCAGCAACTAGTGCTACAGCGAGTGCAACTTCAGCTACTGCTAGTGCAAGCTCTGCCTCGGCGGCGGCAAACTCTGCTTCAACTACAGCAGCAGACGCAGCAACGGCAACAACTAAAGCGGCAGAAGCAAGTACTTCAGCCACTAATGCCGCAGCTTCACAAACTGCAGCGGCTAACTCTGCAACTTCAGCGGCATCAAGTGCTACATCAGCAACTGGTTCTGCTAACAGTGCAACAACTTCAGCTACAGCAAGTGCTAATAGTGCAACTGCTAGTGCTAGTAGTGCAACAGCTTCAGCTAATTCGGCTACAGCTGCAGCTACTTCTGAAACTAATGCAGCAACTTCAGCAACTAATAGTGCTAATAGTGCTACAGCTTCAGGTAACTCAGCAACTGCTAGTGCGGGAAGTGCATCAACAGCAACTACTCAAGCTAACAATGCGGCAACTAGCGCATCAACAGCTAGTACACAAGCTACAAATGCAGGTAACTCGGCTACAGCGGCTGCAAGTTCAGCTACAGATGCACAAGGCTCTGAAGATGAAGCAGAAGCATGGGCGCAAAAAACAAACGGTGAAGCAGTTACAGGTGAAGGTTATTCAGCTAAAGCATGGGCAACTGGAGGCACAGGCGTAGACCACACTTCAGGTGCTGGTAACGCTAAAGATTGGGCAACTGAAACTACAACTACAGCTGATAACACTGAATACTCTGCTAAAGAGTATGCTATTGGCACACAGTCTGGTAACACTAATGGCTCTGCTAAACAATGGGCTTTGGGTGGCGGTAACAGTTTTGCAATAGCAACACCAGTTACAGGTTCAGGCGGTTCAGCGCTTTATTCTGCTAAGTATTGGGCAGACCAAGCAGCTAGTAGTGTAGCTAACTTTGATGAAAAATATTACGGTAACTATGCAGATGATGCAGCAGCAGAAAACGCGCATGAAGCCGCAGGTAAAACCGTAACTGTAGGTGACTTATATTATAACACAACACTTAATGCTGTTCGTTATTGTCAAGTAGCACCATCAGGTACAGGCGCACCAGTAGGCACATGGCAATCAATTGCACAACAAGACCTCTCATCGTATGCAACAAACGGCTTTGCAATTGCAATGTCAATTGCCCTATAGGAGATTCTAATGGCACAAAATTTTAGACGATACGCCGAAAGGAACATAGGCACAAGCGCTGTTGACATTCCTGATGGGGCTAACTTTGATTCATATGATACGCTTGTAGGCATTCATATGACTAATACAACTACTCAATCTATTCTTGTAGATTGTTATATTCAAAACGGTGGTAATGATTATTACCTTATTAAGCAAGCACCGATTGCAGCAGGTGGCGCACTTCAAGTTATGGACGGTGGCGCAAAAATTGTAGTACAATCAGGTGATCGATTGTTTGTAAAATCAGACACAGCATCTTCGCTTGATGTATGGGTATCTGCTGTAGACGCAATTAGCACATAAGGAGGATAGCATGGGATACATTGGAAATCAATCCTCTGAAGCATATTCTTCTGTAGATAAACAAGTTATTACAGGCAATGGAGGGACAGCTTATACTCTGTCACATTCAGTAGCTAATGCTAATGAAATAGAAGTGTTTGTTAATAACGTAAGACAAGAACCTGGAATAGCTTATACTGTATCAGCAGGTACATCTTTAGCTATGACTGGTAACGTTGCAAGCACTGATGACTTTTATGTAGTGTTTCAAGGTAAAGCTGTACAAACAGCAACACATCCAAGTGATGCACCACTTACTGCTTCACAAATAAATGCAGACAACCTACGCCTCGACGGCAACACGATCAGCAGCACCGACACGAATGGCGACATCACCCTCGACCCGAATGGGACGGGCGATACGGTTATGACTGGCAGCGGTGGTCAAGTAACAGTTGATGAAAATGGTCACATTACAAGCAAACAATCTTTAGACGTAGCAACCGCTGGCGGCAGAATTATTGGCGCAAGTAATCGCGGCACAGTTGGTCAGATTGGCATTGAGCAAAGCACGACAAGCGCAGATGGCGGACATATTCAGCTTTCAACTTGCGCGTCTGGCTCAACAAATCCAACAGAACGTATGCGCATCGACAGCAGCGGCAACGTGGGCATCGGCTGCACTAACGGCGATATAACATCTGACGGTAACGCCAGCCGCAAATACGTCACAATTCAAGGCACGGCCAATCGTGGTCGCCTCAATCTTGGTTGCACTGCAAGCAATGGTGCTGATACAGCAACGCTAGGATTTACCAACGGCGCAAACACAGTTGCGTCTATTAGTTGTGACAGTGACTCTGGCAGTCAAACTGCTGGAAATATAGGTTTCGCCACAGCAGGGTCTGTCCGTGCAACCATCAACAGCAGCGGCCACTTGCTGGTGGCTCAGACTAGCTTTGACACAGCAAATGTTGGTCATTCTCTTACAAGTACCGGATTTGCCCATCACACAAGAGACGGCAATGTAGTGCTGGTTGTAAACCGGAAATCATCTGATGGCGAAATTTTAGAACTTCGCAAAAATGACGCTGCTGTCGGTACACTTGGTGCAAATGAAAGCTATGTTTATATTTCTGGCACGGCTAGAGGCTTGCGGTTTGGACATTCTGGAAGTGGTGCGCAGATTGTTCCAGTTACCGCATCGGGTCAGGGAAGCGATAACAATGTTGACTTAGGTGCGGCAAGCCTACGTTTTGACGATGTTTACGCGACTAGCGGCGTTACAACAGGCTCAGACCAGAACGACAAGCAACAGATTGCAAGTCTGACCGACGCAGAAATGATTGCAGCAAAAGCCATCAGCAAGTTGTTCAAAACTTTTAAGTGGAACAGCGCAGTTGCAGCCAAAGGTGATGCGGCTCGTATTCATTCCGGTGTTATGGCACAGCAAGTGGCGACAGCGATTTCTGATGCAGGGCTAGACGCCGCTGACTACGCTTTTTATATGGCAAACACTTGGCACGAAGATGCCGATGGCAACATTGTGGATGCTGACACAGAGGGTGCAACACAGCGCACACGGCTTGGCATCCGCTACGCTGAACTGCTGGCGTTTATCGGCGCAGCTACAGAGCAGCGGCTTGGTGATATTGAGACACGACTGACCGCACTGGAGAACGCATAATGTCACGAGCAAGAGATTTCGCAGACCTCGCCGGTTCGGCTGATGCCGGTGGCATTACAGGCAGGAATAGGTTGATTAACGGTTCATTTGCTGTGGCCCAGCGAGGAACCTCAAGCACCTCTGGTGGCTATGTTTCGCTCGACCGTTGGTTTGTTAATCAGTCGGGTGGCTCTACAACCTTCAGCCAAGAAACAAACAGCAACCCAAGCGAAACAGGTGGCTTGCAAAAATACGCTAGACTGAATGTTTCTACATCTAGTGACTTCACAACTATAACACAGAAAATCGAAGATGTTACATCGGTTCCCGCTGGGACTGTTACGATTTCTTTTTATGCAAAAGGCACTGCGCCAACAGGCGGCTTGTATGTTTATGGAACGCAGGACTTTGGCACTAGCGGCTCTTCTGATGTGGACCTGACCGCTGTGCAGGTAACAGCTAGCCTGACAAGTAGTTGGGTTCGTTACACGGCACAATTAACTATTCCATCTGTTGATGGGAAAACTATCAATGCTGGCAGCTTCCTTGTTATTGCAATAGGTCAGTATTCCAATACTGGCACAACCGCTTATGATTTAAACATCACCGGCGTCCAGCTTGAGGTCGGCGAACAGGCCACGCCGTTTGAGCATCGGTCGTTTGCGGATGAGTTGGCTAGGTGTCAGAGGTACTATCAAGTCAGTGGCTCTTCAGTGAATAGCAGTTATAATGTTTTCCCCGGACAACGCTGGAGTTCTAACAACATATTCTTTTCAGTGCCTATAGCAACATCAATGAGGGCAAACCCCACTATAGGTTCAGACGTTTCAGGCAATTTTGGTTTTGTTGGTGGAAACAACCAATCAAAAGCTTTTTCCCTGAGTGAGATGAATTTCGTAAGCCTTGACTCCTCTAGTATAACTGCAAGAGTCACCGTCGATTTCACACCCAACAGTGCATATGCCTATACTGGGTATTTTAATACTGCCGGTGAACTGCAATTAGATGCGGAGTTATAATTATGATTATTGAAAATGCTGTTAGACATGAAAGCACAAGTGATTCTGGTGCAATATCTGTATCAATTATAGCAACCATTAACGGCATTCAATGCGTGGTTCCTGAGTCTGCTGGCAACCGCCACTACGATGAAATCATGCGTCAGGTCGCAGCCGGTGACTTGACCATTGCGGACGCCGATTGATGAGCAAGCCCACCGTCACATCTGTGCAGTCTCAGATCGACACTCACGAAGCAGTGTGCGCTGAGCGTTGGAAAGAAACCATCCTGCGTATTAAGCGCATCGAACACATTATGATTGGCACTGCTGGCACCACCATTGTTTTGCTCATAGGGCTAATTGTTAATGGATGATTCATGTCTTCTTGTTGTTTGTATTTGTCGGCTTGGGTGAAGAGCAACGCCTCAAGAGCAATGATATGTACTTTCGCTCTGTTGATGACTGCGTGTACTTTGCACAACGACTGCACAAACAAGGACAGAAGATCACCGCTTACTGTTTGCCAGTCATGGTAGATAAGGACACAAAGGTGTACTGATGTTAGCAGAACTTGCAGCAGCCAATGCCGCCTTTGCAGTTATTAAAACCACCATCCAGAATGGGCGTGAACTAGCTTCTGCTGGCAAGGCTCTTGGCACCTTTGTGTCTTGCAAAGAAGATCTTATGCGAGAGGGCAACAAGAAACGTGCCAGAGGTGTGGGTGGTAATGATCTTGAAGAGTTTATGGCTCTTGAGCAGATCCGTGAAAAAGAAAAGCAACTCAAAGAACTGATGATACTGTCTGGTCGCCCTGGTCTGTGGCGTGACTATGAACGCTTCTGTGAAGAAGCCAAGGACGGTAGGGCTAAAGCTAGGCAAGCTGCTGTAAAGCGCCGAAAGAAAAACATTGAGACTGCTGGCAACGTAGGTGTTGGCCTCGTTATTGTGTTTGGCATAGTTGGCATATTGTTGTTTGCCTTCTGGATGCGGGGTGCTTTTGCACAGGCTGCTAACGATCTGACTGTGTGCAGACTTACCAAGTGCATGAAGATTGATAAGAAAACTACAGCATGCGTGTATCGTGGCGCACACAATACCCAAGAGACTTTGATGTTTGCGCCTTATGAGTTTCGCCCAAAGGAATATCTCTGCCAGTGGGACATTGATCAGCCACCGCCACCCAATATTTATGACACCCTCAAAGCAATCAAGGATAGCCAGAAATGAGTGCTGAACAGGTTTTGCAGTGGAAGATACTGCCGCGCTTTATGATGTTTGTAATGACTATTATGTACATTCGTGTGATTGAATGGGGAATGTCATTAGATGATATTACTACACAGCAGTCCGCGATGGTGAGTGTGGTCAGTGGCGCAATGACTGGCGCTTTTGCTGTTTGGCTTGGAAGTGAGAAGCGATAATGTGGGACATGCACAACAGGACAAAATAGATGATACAGGCTTTACTACCTATTATTGGTGATCTTGCTGGCGGTTGGCTGAAAGGCAAGGCTGCTGAGAAGGCCGCTAAGAGTCAAGTAAAGGTGGCTCGTGCTGAGGCTGAGGCTGAGGTGATGAAGGTCGCTGCCACGCATGAAGCTGGCTGGGAAAAGATTATGGCCGAAGCCAGCAAGGATAGCTGGAAGGATGAGGCTTGGACTATTCTGTTTATAGCTATCATTGCTATGTGCTTTATCCCGCCATTGCAGCCGTATGTTGAGCGTGGGTTCGATGCGCTGGGCCGCACGCCGGATTGGTTCCAGTGGGCAATGTATGCTAGTATTGCTGCATCATTTGGTCTTAGAGGTATCAAGGGATTGAAAAAATAATGGCAAAGAAACCTGGTTTATACGCAAATATCCACGCAAAGCGTAAGCGGATTGCTGCTGGCTCTGGAGAAAAAATGCGCAAGGTTGGTAGCAAGGGTGCGCCTACTGCTAAAGCATTTAAGCAATCTGCAAAAACTGCTAAGAAAAAGAAGAAATGAACAAAGATCAGTTACGCGAAGAACTTGCGGATGATGAAGGCTGTAAAGCAGAGATCTATTTAGATCATCTGGGACTGCCTACGTTTGGCATTGGGCATTTGGTGGTAGAGCAAGATCCAGAACACGGTCAGGCTGTTGGCACGCCTGTCTCTGATGAGCGTGTGCGGCAAGTGTTTGCCTTGGATATCGCTTCAACGCTGGATGAGTGTCAGGTTCTGTACCCAGACTTTGACGATCTGCCGGAAGACTGCCAATTAATAATCGCA